GCGCCTGAAGTGTTCGAGCGAGAATATGAAGCGAAGATACTGTCAAACACGGGTCTTGTGGTGTCGTGTTTTTCGATGGATAATATCGACTCAACGATTGAAGACGATCCAAGGTTGCCGCTATATGTTGGAATGGACTTTAACAACGATCCGCTTACTGCTATTTGCGCAAACATTATTAAGGTAAACGGCAGAGCTGTAGAATTGCGAATTTTTAATGAACTGAACCTAAAGGGCGCCAATACATGGGACATGGCAGACGTGCTAATTGATCTATATGGTGGCGAATGCTGGGCAAGCGAAGACGCAGATACTCGCCGCCGCATTATTGCCTGCCCTGACCCGACCGGCAAAAGGAAGCAAACGTCTGGCGTTGGTGTTAGCGATCATCAGATTCTTAGGAAGGCCGGAATTACTGTTTTTGCCCCTGAAGCGCCCTATAACACCGCTGACAAGATTCGATCCGTAAACGCAGCATTGCGCACAGCAGACGGGGAAGTGCATACCAAGATTCACCCACGTTGCCGGGAGCTGATAAAGTCATTCCGCACACTTGGTTACGCCGAAGGCACAAGAATGCCAAACAAAAAACTTGGCGTTGATCATGCTTTCGACGCCTTTGGTTATTTATGTCTGGGCAAATTTAACCTTGCAAAAGGCGAATCGGGTACTATTACTACCCACAGAGTCTACTAATTCTCTATATTTTGCCTTTTTCTGGCGATTCTGGCGGTGGCTCCAGTGTGACTGGCCCTTTTTTCGTCCAGATCAGCCGCCAGCTTTCGACTTGCTCTTCAGGCGGCTGCACGGTGTACCAGAGATGGCCACAACCCTCGCAGCGCCGCCGTCTTGCGCGACTACCGCACGCTGTCATGCGTGTTTCTACGATAATGACTTGGTGAGAAGATGCGCAGCTAGGATTTGCGCACTTTTCTGGATTAGTTCGTTTGCCCATTACTGGCCCGCTTTGTCAAGCCCAACACTAAAACCTCTGTCGTTCAAAAACTCTTGAATTTCTTGAACCGCGTGATCCACGGAATCTTCGTAGCCGTTATTATCAAAACAAATATCAGCATGACATGCCATTAGTTCCATTGAATCTTTGCCTTCCGGCGGCAAACGCTTAAGAGCGTCAACCCAAATAACATGATCAAATAGATAAGCCTTACAGCAAGCATTAAACTCGTCCCGCCTTCGCATCCCAACGTACATATCGTAACCACGCTCAAGCATGGTTCGAGCCGTTCGTGTTTTGTCAGGGGTATTGTAAGCGGAGATTAAATCTGCCCATGTTTTTCGATGATTGACTCTATCCGCAAACATTTCCTCAAAAGTGTGGTAGCGGTCGCGGCCCCACGTTGGCCAAATACATTCTTGTCCGACAAAAACTGAAGAAGAGGTAAACGCCAGGCCCATTTTGTCTCTTATTTTCTCAGCAAGGGTATCCTTGCCGTGACGTGCATGGCCGATAATGAGCAATTTAGGTTTGCGGCGCAAGGAATCCATGACTTTAGCCTTTGGATGGGGTGACGATTACATTGTTATTATACCTGCCAGTGACGGCATAAGAGCGTTTAGGTTCGGAATCCATCGTAGAAAACTTCATCTGCCCGATTTTGAGCCCTGGATAAATGCCTATCGGCCAAAGCTGGCGAACGTTTAGAAGCTCAAGCGTTAAGCGCGAGCCATGCCAGCCGGGATCGCCAAATCCGGCAAAAAGGTGCTCCAGTCCACTCCTTGCGCGAGAAGATTTAAGGATAAATTGGCCTTCTAAGTCGTTAGGAATGTTAAAAAACTCTTCAGTTTCAGCCAGAAAGAATTGTCCTGGCACTATGAGGTAGGGATTTTCTTCTGTGTACTTAGCGATCGAAACTAGCACCATCTCTGGGCTTTCTGCTGATTCGATCATAATGTTGCTGCCCAAGCGCAAGTCAAGCGATGCCGGGTTGACCAGCGCAGGATCATACGGAGTGACCATGCCAGCCATGCAGCGTTCGTGGATCTGCCAGTCAGCGAGAGTGCCCATGATGCGTTGATTGTTGCAGCGTCATTCTATCACGTTGCTTGCCGGCAAGGGATGAGCTATGATTGAGCCATGGAACGCCCCCGCGAGTTTACGATGGTCCGGCACAACGGCGAGATTGGCTGGAAACTGCCATACCCTTACAAACTGTTACCATCTTCCGCAACGGCTGGCGTTGTTGTCGTTGATCCGGCAGGGGGGACGCACCTTGTCGCTCGCAAGACACTGACGCTGCGATGATTGTGCTATGATTGATGGGCAATTAGCAAAGGGCTGACCATGCTTGATTATCAGGCTTTTATTGGCAAACCGCTTAGTGACGCAAGCCGCCGTCGAATCATCGTGTCTGGCTGGCAGTGTGGTAAGTCTGCTTTGATATTCGAGGAGATGCACGCAAGAGCGCTTGAGCGTGTTACTCAGGGCGGTTCTATTACTCTGTGGCGCCGTCCGTGGAGCAGGGAAGATGGTGGTGCTACTATATCTTGCCCATGGGGGAGAGAGGATGGCCCTGAGACGTTTCACCCTGCTGCCACAGGGCACGTAAAGCCTTCGGTTGATCTTAAACCTCGGCGCGAAGTTGATAGGCTGCGCACTGCTGACATTCTTCAGGCAATGATCATACGCAATGCTACTGATCAAGCTATTCCCGAAGAGTGGATGGACGAACTAGACGATCTTGTTTGGCGTGAACGTGATAGATTGGCTACTGACGCTGGAAACTGACCATGGAACTTGAACTGCGCATTGTTGACGAGTTTGCTGATTGTCAAACACTGACTGAAGTTTCTCGCAAGATCGCCGAGGAAGAAAGGCGCCGTCGAATTATTATTGCTGGCTGGCAAGGTCGTGGAAGCCTGGCGATGATGGAGCTTGGTAGACTGGCCGCTGACGCTGGAAACTGACCATGACCGCAACCCCACCTAGGCCACCGGCTGCCAGGTTTCCCAATCCTCTCGATGTCAAGTGGCAGTCTCAAAACGATAACGCCAGTGGCCGTGGCTACCGGGAGTGCTTCAGCTCTAGCTGCGCCATGCTGGCCATGTTTCATGGCAAGATTGCCAACGACGACGCCTACAACCGGATTCGTCGGCAATTTGGTGACACAACGGACGTAACGGCACAGCTCAGGGCATTGCAGTCACTAGGTTTACGCCCTTATTTTACGAAAAATGGCAAGCTGGCAGACATTGAAGCCGAGATTGACGCCGGCAATCCAGCCGCTGTGGCATGGCTGCACGAAGGGCCAGTGTCGGCTCCGATTGGTGGTGGTCACTGGTCGGTAATTGTGGGTTACACAGCTACGCATTGGATTCACAATGATCCGAACGGTGAAGCGCTGTTAGTCAGTGGTGGTTACACAGGTAATCGAAACGGATACAGGCTTGCGTACAGCCGGAAAAACTGGAATCCTCGGTGGCAGGAAGGCGGGGAAGCCTGGATGCTTACTTGTAAGCCTTGATTTATGTGCTAGAATCAAACTGTCCCATGCCCTCACTTTGAGTTCATTATGAATTTTATTGTTTCTGACGCTGGTGGCGCTGTTGGTCCGTTTCACTGGGCTAACGCAATAACGAATCCATCAGATACACAGTATCTTTCTTTTGATGGTTGGTTTGGCTTTGTTTGGCGCAATGATTTTCTATTTAGAATTGGAGGTCGTTCTGCTTACTTGTAAGCTATAAACGCAACCCCTACCCCCGGTTGCTTGTACGCCAACTTATACGCTAGCTTGTACGCTGGCGTATTTTTGTATGTGGGCATATTGTTTGGGAGAATGTTGGGGCGGGATATTATATTGGGAGAATACTGGTGCGAGATGGGAGAGGTATGGGCACCCCCTCCCCGCTATGCGGAAACCGCAACCCTGCCCCCGGTAAGCATAACAAACCGGGGAGCAATTGGAGAGTGATAGTGCTAGTTATACTCAATCAATTCTGTTTGTGTTGTAATAGGAAACTGTTTAGCCTTGAACTTGTCAGCTAAAGAACTAAGAAACGACATAGCGATAGTGCCGGTAACTAAATAAGCGCAGAATCCAATAAACAAGGAAGAGCGTGCCATGAGCGATTGGGGAGTGATAGGCTATGCCTTAGGAGTGCACAAGTTATTAAGCATATCATAAAAGCTGGAAGAACGATAAGCATAGACATAATCTAGTATTCTCTGCAGCATTACATAGGCGTTGTTCATTGCAATCTCAGCATCAATATAGATACCCGAACTGTAATGATTGTTCATGCAAGTTATCCAATTAGAATTGAACTTATCCTGATGGATAAGTGTCTGGGTTATTAGTTGTTCTTCTGTTAGAAAAGCTAGGTCACAAGGACCAGAGTTGCAAGGGTCCGAGCTTTTGACGGTTTGGCCTGTAGCGTGCTGAGCTTGCATACTTGCTGTGGGTTGTTTGCCTGTTTATTCTAGGGTCAGATGCTACGCTCGCAGCCTGACCCGTAACAGTTAGTAATGTGGCTTGCTAGGCGCAAGATGCCAGTAAATCTAACCATTGTTCCCTAATTTCTTTAGCAAGCTCCCTACTGTTACTGCGCCGGTATATTCTAACCACTGCCCAGTGAGGGTAAAAATAGGCTCCACCACTGTAAGAATTATCACCCGTCTGATAACTCCACTCTCCCAGTAAGTTAATTCCACAGGTTAAATCAATCCCAGGCAACTGATCGTCTTCATCTTTATACTCATCGCATATCTCTGGCTTGATCGACTTGATTAAATCAGACAATTCTTTAACTGTTGGTAGTTTAGGCATGATGATGGGATGATGGGATGATTGGGATTAAGATTTAACCTTTAACACTGATAAGATCGCCGTCAAGAACCACTAAGAAAGGATGATCCTTAGTGATAATGTAGGCGGTGCCAGCGTTACCAAAACAACAAACATAGACACGGTGCCACCTTGCACCTAATCTAATAGCATAGTCGGTAGGTATCTTACGACCGTATCCGTCCTGGGAGCGACCCGCATAAGGATGCCCCTTAAAAGGGCGAAGTTCCGCTATAAAGTCTGGGAATACTTCGCCAAGATAGCTGCAACGCTGTTCAGTCATGACCTTGTTTGCTTTGGTACTTGCATATCCTACCATGCCTTAGCATGGCAGGACGGTGGACGCTTAACATTCTGTAAGGTTGGCACGGTGGCCAGAGGTTAAATATAGTTTCCCTTTTCTACTATGTCACCATAGCAAGCGACAACATAGCGACCAGTCTCGCAGAATCGTATAATTGTAGGAATGTAAGGATCACCTACGTTCAGATAGTCAAAACCTTTGTTTTCAAAAATAGTATCATCTTTATGCGCAACGTATTCTACGCCACAAGTCTCAGCGATTGCATCCAAAACCGTTAGTCTGATTTGAGACGTTTTTGCCGGGTGAAATAAAGCAGACAAGTGTTTGGACGCTGGATGCTCTTTTAATTCTTTTCTGCTCAATTCTAAAGCGCGCCTAAGGTCCTTCCCCAGGCCGGGAAAAGCAGAATTTAACGTTTTGATGCTTGGGAGATTCATTGAGATGACCTTGTTTGCTTTGGTGCTTGCATATCCTACCATGTCTTAGCATGGCAGGACGGTGGACGCTTAACAATTTGTAAGCTCAGAAGTCAAGCAAAGGCGATCCTGATATTTTCTCACCTAATTCTATTTTGCGGCACAATTCAGACAAGTCGGTGATAGTGGCAAGACTAATGGTTGTCAATGCCAAATCACGATCCGCCCTTAGCAGCAACATGGCCGCATCATAAATCTCTGCCTTATGCTTGTCTTTGTTAGCCTCAAGATTGACTCGAAAATTAGCAGGAGAAACGCTTTGAACTTGCATGGTTTGAATGAATGAATGAATGAATGAATGAATGGATGAATGAATTTAGCAGACAGGCTTGCCGATGCTAGAATAAAGTTCATCAATTCTGCCTTTAGAGTCAGCAGCATTGTAGACATATAGCGCGATGCCCCTAGGGTCGGTTTGGTGATAGATAGATAGGCCATGCCTGGCGGCAATCTTGCGAGCAGACTCTACGCTTTGCTTCTCTTTATCCTGAATCGTAGGGCCAGGGATAGTAAAGCAGCCGTAGCGATCTTGAAAATAACGCTTAGGAGTTTCTTCATTGTCACCGTGCCATTGAATAGCGCCATTACATTCATCTTCATTCCATTTGTGAATAATTTTAGCTAGTCTTTTAAGGCTTGCCCATTCTGCGGCGGTGAATGGGGCGGTTTTTGTTGCTGTTGTCGTGGCCATGGTGGGGCGGTGCGTGTTTGCTTGTTAATAGTAGCATGGTTGTTAAGCGTGTGTGGCTGGACGCTTAACAGTTAGTAACGGTAGGGAATCCTGCTTAGCAAGAGTGACAAAACAATCTTTTGACGCCGTAGGCGGATAGCGAAATACGCTGATCAATCCTCTTTTTTCCAGCGAATCAACAATCCTCTTGTTTTCGCTGTTATTGTAACGAAAATAGTGCCCAGTATTGGGGTGCTTGGTAAGAAAGTCCATGGCACGTTGTTGCAGGTAGCCGAGCTTGCCCATGAATGCTCCTGAATGAATGGCTCCCATACAATAGCGCATGAATGACACGCTAGGGGATTGACGCTTAACAGTTAGTAACGGTGGGAGCCTGTAGAGAGGCATCGTGCTCAGCCTTTAGCACGGCGATAGCGTGCCAGGCTTTATCGAGACTGTGGCAGGCTGCTAGTATTTTGCGGTCGGGATAATCATGGCAAAAATAGCAGCAATACATCGGTACGCTATAGCCGCAGTACATTAAATGAATGCTAAACCTTTCATCTTCCTTAAGGCGCCAAACTTGCCCGACAAAGTGTGCCTTGCCCATGAATGCCTCTTTGTGAATGACTCCCATACGATAGCACCCTAACAGGGTCAGCGGCTATGAATGCTTAACATTTAGTTGCATGAATGGCCGTCTTAGATGAGACTCATTGCGCTGCAAGCATTCTCAACAAGTCTCAGTCTCAATCTCAACCGTCTCATCGTTGAGACTGGGCGCTGTCTCATCTGAGACTGGCTGAGACTCACCGGCAGGGAGTACAGACTGCTCGACCGAGACGGTCAACACAAGGTCTTCCTCGCTCAAGCCAGCGCTCTCACGCATCTCCCCAGCGATCTCGCCCGCCCGTTCGAGCCCCTTGAGCGCCATGCCCCATTCGCCCGTCCTGATGGCCCCTTGAATGGCCGCCTGGCGGGTCGCAGCCACCATGGCGCGGCGTAGCTCTGGCGGGGCGCTCTCAGCGGCCATCAGGGCCTTCTCGGCGCGGCGCTGAATGCGCGTCAGCGTGGTGTTGGTCAGGTATGAATGCGCCTCTGCCAGCTTCCACCTAACTTGAACCGGCAACAAGCCAGAGGCATAATAACTGAATGCCTCTCTTGTTAAGGCTTCTAAATCTGGCGCTTCTTCGCTCTCGCTACTTTGGTCCCAGGATGCCTGCCAGGCGTTATGCGTGCGCAACAATCTTTCGCTGTCTGGCCGGCAGTGAATAGGAGTTGGGTTAATGCGAGAGAGAGACGAATCCATGTTGCGTTTATCTGTAGTTGCATGATACTACTACGCGGCATAGTTTCATGCTTTTATCTTGCCGGCAACAATGAAAATGGTCTTATAGGTTGAGCTTATGGTCGCAGTATGGCGGAGATTCGTCTGTTTTGCCGGCAACAGGGTCAAAAGCCCGGTGGGAGCTGGTAGAGATAGAGAGAATAGAAGAAAATACTTTTTTTCACTTTTTCTCTGTCTCATTGAGACTCATAGTGAGACTGTATCACCCTGATACCTATTTCCCCCACCTTTTCTATTAGGCGATTTATCTCCTTTTGCGTTTTTCTCACAGATCGTTGCGCCGCAAGGCTTTTGAGTGTGTTACTAAAAATGCAGGTTTATCTCCTCGGCACCTTTTTCCTTATAGATCGTTGCGCTGCAAGGCTTTTGAATAGATCACTACTCGATGCAGGCCCCCAAAATGACCATAAGCCAGCCTGATCTGTCCAGGTTGAGAATCCAATGAGAAAGCTGGGACTCGAAAGCCCCAGCCCCCAGGATTTACTTTGCCGGTTATTCATCCATGATTTAAGTAAGCCAAAATACCCTTGTAAGTGTAAGGTATTTTAAGAGCTTTGCACGTCATTTTAATGCCGTGCCCATCTTTGTTGGCTTCATTTCTTGCGAGTCCGATGGTCATTTTTTCGGCTAGTTTGGCGGGAGTTGTTACGGCTGCCGAGTAACTGTATTCCCCATTGTTTGCGAACAAATGCTTGTAAGCCTTTTCA